GCTCAAATGCGAACCGCTGAAGCGGCTGAAGCAAAACGAGTAGCAGATCAACAAGCAGCGGGAGACGCATTATTAGGTGCAATAAGTGGAGGTATAGATACTACTGAAGCGACTGCTGCTACACCTACACCTGCTGCTACACCTACACCTGCTGCTACACCTACACCTGCTGCTACACCTGCTGCTACACCTACGCCTAGCGCCTATGATCTTTTAATGGCAGGGGCAACACCTTCATCAGATAACATAGGCACAGTCGTAGACGCAATAAGACGTGGGGAAGCAACTATTCCACAGGTAGCAGGTAAATTTGATACGGGAACATTAGATATTGCAGAAGACCTGTTAAGGAAGAGAGGGTTTACTCCTCCTGACGTTGTAAACTATATGGGTCAAGAAGGGCTTACAGAAGAAGAATTAATAGTACGTTTACTTGATGCAGGTAGAACCACACCTGAAGAAGTCGCGGCTTATTACAGTAATGATCCTAAGTTTGAAGGTATTACGGCAGATCAGATTCGGGACAATTTCAATACTAATTCTCGTGGTTTCAAAGACCTTACTCGTACATTAGCTCAAGGTGGAGCTTTAGATAGTTATTATTTAGGTGGGCCTACAGACGGTATGGCTGATCTCGTACCCGCTAACATAGATGGAACACAACCAGCCGCATTAAGTGATGGAGAATTTGTAGTTCCTGCTGATGTTGTTAGTCATTTAGGTAATGGCAACTCAGATGCTGGAGCAAAACAACTGTATTCAATGATGGATAGGGTAAGAGAATCCCGTACTGGAACTACCAAACAAGGTACGGAAATAGACCCTATGCAAAAACTTCCTGCTTGAGGAACTTATAATGAGCTTATTAGGTAGATCATCTTCTTTATCCCCATACGCTGGCCCTTATGTGTCAGAGATGTTAGGGAAAGGCGCGGCATTAGCCGATATGCCTTACACCGCATACCAAGGCCCACTCACGGCTGGCCCTTCTTCCTTGCAAAACCAAATGTTTCAAGGGTTAGCAGGGCTGGCCGTTCCTTCCGCTACCATGACAGGTTCTTTTACAGGACAAGCACCTACTATCCCAACCGCACAAGATGCGGCAAGTGGTGTACCTTTGCCGGGAGCGGCTGCAAGCTCTGCAAGTCCTGTTTCTCAGTACATGAACCCTTACATTGAAGCTGCGCTTAATCCGACAATAAGACGTGTAGGGGAAGAAACAGCAAAAGCACAACAGAACCTGCAAAGCCAATACGCTAAAGCAGGGGGGTATGGAGGTGGACGACAGGCTGTAGCTGAAGCAGGTTTACAGAATCGCGCCCTAGATAGAATCGGAGACATAACAGCGCAAGGTTACGCAACAGCTTATGATAAAGCGACTGATATGTTTGATAAAGAACGTAATTACGGATTAACTGCTTTAGACGCAATGGGTAGGGGAGGGGCACAACAAAGAGACATTGAACAGGCAGGAATTACTGCTGATTTACGTCAATTTGAACAAGAGCGCGACTACCCATACAAACAAGTACAGTACATGCAATCTCTATTGCAGGGACTTCCTATCAGTACTCAGGAATATCAATACGCTGAACCTTCCGGTCTTTCTAATTTTATGGGCGGTTCGGGTGGTATTTTAGGGTTCTTGGATACTTTAGGTTTATTTGGAGAGTAATAATGGCTGGTATAGACCAAGAAATACAAACGCGGATAGATGCAGCTAACGGTAACCCACAAGCTGCAATGCAACGTTACGGGAAGTCACAATCAGTCTTAGACCTAATCTCTGCACAACTTCTTGCCAACCAGAATGCGGAAGCTAATAACGCAATAAAGGCTATGTTCAGTGGTTCCAACCAGACCGAATTACAACGGTTGAATCAACAAAATGCTACTTCTGCTCGGAACGATACTATAAGTGCCATCATGCCCGGAGTTGCTCAAAAAGCAGCACGCGATCAACAGGCCATGCAACGACAGGCTATGGGTATACCAAGCCAACCCGCACCAAATATGCGTATGTCTGACGGTGGGATTATTGGATTTAAGAAAGGCGCTCCAATACTGGGTGACAGACCTATACCCCAAGGACAACCCAGTGCTGCTTCTCAAGATGCAGAGGCTAAAGATATAGATAACTATATTAAAACGTATAGAGACTACGAAGCTAGTCTAGCTAATGCACCTACAGCCGAAGAAAAACAAGACGTAGAAGCTAGGTTTACGGCAGAGCAACAAACTTTTGAAGATGACATTAGGACAAAAGCACACCAGAAAATGGCTTCTGAATCCAGCATGAAAGGTATGGATGGTTTTCAGGGCGGTGGTGTTGTTGCACTTAGAGCAGGTGGCGGGATTGGAGAAACACTCAGTGATTTGTTGACTTTAGCTACTAGAACTCCATTCACACCTGAAGGAGAACGAAGTAATTTTGGTAAGTTGTTAGCCGCAATACCTAGAGGACTAATGGGTTTACTACAGCGAGATAAAGTGCAACCGCTTAGTAAAGAAGAAGTCTCGGAAACAATGAGTCAATACGGCCTAGATTCTGGTTATGCAGACCCTAACCTACGAAATGTAGGGAGAGGAGAGGATACAGAGATGGGCGGGGGCGAAGGAATTATGGCTCTGGCTAGGGCTATAGATGAACCCACTACACCTCCAGAAACCATGTACGTACCTAGCCGTGCAGAACAATTTAGTCAGATGTTTCCTGACGTGCGTAAGGCGGTTAATGAATCAGAAGGCAGCGAAAGCGGTGCTATAAAGTATTTGCAAATGATTGGTGAGATGCAAGCAAAAGCCAAAGAAGACGAGGCCCGTAGAGCACTCAACTACATTAAGATGATGGCTGACAATCGGGGCATGATTGATGCTGCCGACCCTGCGGCTAATATCCCTAAGTTTGCTGGCCCTGAAGGGAGTTTGGTGGAATCTGATATAGATGCGGCTTACCGAGAAAGAACAGGGCGAGACAGACCTAAACCTCTTTCTTTATTAGAAGATTTAAGATCACTGTTGCCCAAAGGCCCAGAATATATAATAAACGAAGCAGGTTATAGAGTACCTAATCCTAGTATTGCACGTAGTGGAGAAGAAATTGCTGAAACCATGCGAGAGTATGAAGAACGAATGGCAGATATTAAAGAAGACATACCGGGGTTAAGTCTATCAGACCGAGCAGTTTTAGCAGGACAAGAACTAACAGGACAGGAAAGAAGTACAGAAAAGAAAGCTGATGGGACTATGCCTGACGCTTTTAATGTAGCGAGTATGGTAAAAGATTTAGGGAAGCCTCAAGAAGAGTCTGAGGAGTTCCGTATGAAAGGCGTGACTGATGCAGGAAAGCAGGAAGAACCTGTTGCTGCACGGCGTGGTTTGGCTGGACTTCTTGACAAGGTAGAAGAAAACGCTGACATGAATCGCCTACGAGCTTTCTTACGTGGAGGAGCTGGTCAAACAAGCGCAGCAGGTGCACTGGCTGGAGGTGATAGAAGTTTAGCCGCAGAGGACTTACGCCAACGTCAGTTAGATGTACAAGAGACAGACGTGCTAGGACGTATATCCGCATCACGTTACGGTTCAGAACTAGACTATCGTGCAGCACTAGCTAATCTACGCCAAGATGAACGAAAAATGTTTTTTGAAGCGGATCAAAAATTGAGAGAACAGTATGCAGGAGCTGAACAAGACGCGGCTAGAACTTTTTTGTCCGACCTAGAAGATGACCAATTATTTAATTCACAATTTATGCGCTTACAACAAGAATTTGAAGGAGCGCAATTAGCTGCTGAGACTGCTGCCCTTAAAGAAAAGTATCTTGATGATTATATGAACGCATATAGAAGAAGCGGGTTGGGAGTATCTACTGGCACTTTTGGGTATACAGCTCCGTCTGAGTAAAGGAAGTTATCTATGCCTATCGCTACAGGAACAGCACCTTCAGGGGAAAAGTTTGACTTTTATGTACCTAAAGGTACTCCTGACGAACAAGGCCCAGCATTAGCAAGGGATGCTTACTTCAGATTACGCCAAGGCATTGACGTTACGCTACCCCCTCCCCCTCCAGAAAGCACTTTTGGTGGGCAACTCATGCGGGGTGGAGAATCTCTTTTTTCGGCTATACGCACTGCTGGCGAAGCAACTTTTGGGGATGACGAAGCAGCCGCACTTGCAGGGTTAGAGCGTAGCGAAGACATAGCGCAACGCTACGGTGAAGGCCCAACTTTACAGAAAGTACTAGATGCTGAAGGAATACTACCCACTGTAGGGACTGCGCTAGGCCAGATTCCACAAGCCGTTGCAGGGCAAGGAGCACAAATACTTAGCACAGTTGCTGCTGCTAAAATGGGCGCTGTAGCTGGAGCTGGAATAGGCTCTTTTTTTCCCGGTATAGGCACAGCTATAGGTGCTGGAATAGGCGCAGGTGTTGGCGGTCTTGCTGCTCTTATACCTCAATTTACTGGGTACAATCTTGAACGTCAGGCTCAAGCCGATATAGACGAAGGCCGTCCGGTAGATGTAGAGCTAGGAAAAGCTGTTGGTACAGCCGCCTTACAATCAATACCAGAGTTAGCGGGACAATACTTTATCTTAGGTAAAGGTCTTGTAAACAAGTTGGTACAAGGAGATGTTACAAAGTTAAGCTCCACTCAGCTACGAGAAGCTGCGGAAAAACTAGTGCGGGAGGCAGACTTAGGTACAGCTAAAACTATAGGGCGAGGCATTGCTAGAGGTGCGGGTGCAGAGCTGCCTACAGAAGTAGCCCAACAAGTTTTGGAAAGAGCACAAGCTGGCCTAGACGTATTATCTCCTGAAGCTCTTTCTGAATACGGCGAAGCAGCTTACCTTGCTGTTACTGTCGGCGGTACACTTGGCCCGATTGGTGCTTTAGGTAGTCGATCACGAGCGCGAAGGTTACGGGAAGAATTAAGTGGCCGTGAGGCAGAAGTAGCTACAGAACCCGCTACAACTGGGACTGATCTCGTGCCTGTCCCAGAACCCATATTGGAAGGAGAAGTTCTTCCTCCCGTTCCTCCCGTTCCTCCCCCTGCTTTACCTCAAGGAACCTATCGTTTACCCCCACCACCTACTGGAGATGGTTCGGCTATATTAGTTGACCCACAAGGTAGGGCGTACCCTGAAAGGTTCGCAGCCGCATTTGAAGAAGCGATTGCCAATGAAGAAAAATTAAGGAGTGAGGGTGCACAACGCGAGTTATTTACGGAGATTATGGCTGAAGAGAAAACAGCTATAACTAAAGAAGACTTAGAAGGTTTAGGTATTACAAGCACTAAGTTAAAGAAAGAACTTCCTGCACTCGATTTGGCTGACCCACAGGATGCTCGTACTGCTGTAGAAACCATCGTTAATTATGCAAATAACCCTACAGTAAAATCTCGTTACAGAGATAGTCGAAATAAAGTATTGGGTTTACTTAACATGCCCATACTAACGAGAGCAGAAACGTTAGCCGCAAAAGAGAGCGCAGAACAAGAAGCAGGTGCGATGGCTTCTGAAATGGATCAGATTGCCCGTAAAGAAGCGCCGGGACAAATGACCATAGGAGAAGGTATTGAACAGGATGTTATTCAGGAACAACAGGAAGCAGCTTTTACACAACGCGAACAAGAACGTGCAGAAGACTTACAAGCGTTGGCGGCAACAATGGAAGCAGGACAAGATTCTTCCGTAGAACCTGCGTTAGGTGCAGCTTTACGAGAAGTGCAACAAGAACAAGATCGTACTGGCCGTCCAGTAGAGGGACAAGCGCAATTAGAGATACCACAAGTAGAACCTGCTGACCCTGCTGCTCAAGCACAAGCGGAAAGCAATCGTTTAGATCAAGAAATTGCAGAACAACAACGCATACTTGAAAAACTAGAAGAGCAAAGACAAGAGCAAATAGAAATGCTTGGCCCTCGTGGAGGAATCCTACGACCTAATCGAAGAGAAAACGTTAAGAACGCTACAGACGAAGAGGCACAAGCAGCTAAAGAAGAAGCCACTACTGTCGAGTCAGAACCACAGGCAACTGGCGATACTCGTAACGCAACAGAAGAAAGCGTAGCTCAACAACAAGTTGACAAAGAATTAGACGAAGAAAAATTCCGGGCAGAGTTTGAGGAAATAGAAACTGGAGACGATATGGAGAGTTTTCTCTCGGCTCTTGCTTATAATTCCATTGATGGAACTGCCCAACAAAAAGCAGACGCGAGAGCTAAAATAGCGTGGATTCAACAAAACGCTTCTGAAAGCACCAGAAAAAATTTAGAGGCTATGCAGAACAGTATGCGAAGTGACTTGGGTATGCCTCTCCCAATGAAGAAACTAGTGGGAGCAGCGGCTGTTTTAGACCCAGAAGTTACCCAGCTACTACGAGAAGGGAAACTGGCAGAAGCTCTGGAACTACTTGGTAATAATCAAGATAAAGATGTACGAAAAGTTGCTAGAGCCATCAACAAAGCCATTGCAGAAAGTGGCACTAAGGTTACATTCCAACCAAACTTGATGGATGGGAAAGGGCGTTTGTTGGCAGGTATGTTCGATCCTAGAACTAATACTATTATTCTGAACGAAAGCATACCCCCTACTAACCACGCTCTGTTGCACGAATCCTTGCACGCTGTTACTTCACACGTAATTGCTAACAAAAGCAGGTCAACTACTAAACAGTTACAGAGACTCTTTGATAGCGTTAAAGACAGATTAGAAGACGCTTACGGTACTACTAACCTTGATGAATTTGTTGCCGAGGCTTTTTCCAACCCAGAGTTCCAAGCCAAACTAGCTTCTATGGACACCAACGGAGATAAGTTAGGGGTATTGGAGCGATTTAAGAATATAGTGGCTAACGTAATTCGCGTATTACGCCGTCTTCCTACAAAGAAATTGAACTCAGCAATGAGTGAGGTAGATAAGATAGTAGGGGACATGATCTCTCCTGCTCCTCAATACCGTAACGCTCCTGCTATGAACCTAGCGGTAACGGCAGGTAAAGAAGATGCGTTTTTGGATGACCTATTTGACGGATATGGCGGTGAGGTTCCACAAGATGCGGCTTCTATATTTAATGCGTATGCGCCGCAAGCAACTAATGACGCTCGTGGGTTCTTTTTTAAGTTATTGCCTCTCAATTCCATAGCTGACTTTGCAAAACAAAGTAACAACGAAGGTATAAGAGATTTAGGCAGAGGTTTGGATGAGCTGTTTAAAATTATTCAGCAAAAGAATGGTTCTAGGCAAAAGTATCTGCTGTTAACTAAAGACAAGGCAAGGCGGTTCGAAAAGATACTTAATAAGTTAGGCCCAAATCAACGCAAACTTTTTAACTTTATAGTAGAAGAAAGTACTTTACTTAGAATAGACCCTTCCAGAAAGAACGCTAAAGAGTACTACACAGGGTATCGTTACACTGTGGTAGATAAAGACGGTAACAGGAACACTTACCACTTTCCAACTGCGGAAAAAAGAGATGCGGCTTTTGAGAAGGAACAAGCTGAGAATGACAAGTTATCAAAAGAAGAACGGTCAAAGTTCGGTAAGATAAACCCTAGCGAAGAAGCAGAAAAAGACTACAACAATATAATGGAGTACTGGAATAGGCTTGATCCAAAAGCAAGAGAGGTGTACGTAGAGCTACGAGATGCCTATTCGGACGCTTACGAAGATTTACGTAAAGCCTTGGTAGCACGTATTGATGGAGTTCCAACCGATTCTGAAGAAGCGGCACAAGCAAAACAATCGTACAAAGATAAAATTCTATTGGAACTTTTAAACAAAGAGCTTATAGAACCTTATTTTCCGTTGTTTAGAAAAGGTGATTTTTGGTACACCCACATGGGTCTTGATCCAATTACAGGACGACCTGAACCATATAAAACTGCTTTTGATTCTCAACGAGACAGGCAACGGTACGAACAAGCTATCTTACAAGATACAAGACTGAGAGAAGAACTACTTACAAGTGAAGCAGGTACTATTGTTGAAGCTAGAAAAAGAGGACGGGAAGCACTATTAAAAACTAATCCTAATGCCACTCCTGAACAGATACAGGAAGCAGAATTTAGAACTGCTTTGGAAGGTACAATGTTAGACCGCCCTCAAGTTGACGCATCAGAACGTTCTTCTGTAGACATTCGATGGGCACAAGGACTACTTGCGGATGTAAGAGCGAAGAAAGAACAAGCCGCAAAAAGAGCCAGACAAAAAGAATTGGCCGCAGCTAAAGAAGAAAACAGAGAACCCACACCTGAAGAACTTGCAGCCGCAGAAGCTAAGTACAAACAAGTAATGAGCGCGGGTGATGCCTTAGATAGTATTGTACAAGACGCTCTTATTGACGCAATGCCAGAGCGTTCTTTGCATCGCGCTTTTAGGACTAGAAAAGATGTCCGTGGGGCAGAAAGAGACGCTATCGATGTGTTCCGTCAACGTATGCCAGCTTTTATGGGGCAAGTAGACAATTTAAAGTTTGACGCTCCTCTTGACCAAGTTAAAACTAACTTAAACAATCTAAGAGCACAGGTTACTGGTAGTCAGGGCGAACTGGATTACGCTGAACAATTAGTGCAGAAAGGAACAGAATACGCAGACTTTGTTAAAAACCCCAAGATAAGCACCAACAGTAGACGACTTAAATCACTTGGGTTCTTGATGACACTAGGTTTTAACGTTTCTTCTGCCGTAGTTAACTCTTTCATCTTACCCATTGTAGTGTTGCCTTATTTAGCAGGACGCTATGGGATGCGTAACACGATGGCAGCTATGATGGAAGCTATGAAATTATACTCTGGTACTGGCGTTAAACGCAGAGTAGCAGGGCTTGAAAACCTTGAAGGGCTTGAAGACGCAAATTTAGATGCAGAGTTAAAGAAGCGAGGGTTAACCAGAGATGACTTATATGAGATTGATGGGCCTAGCCTCGCCAACCTTGATCTTGAAAACTTACCGGAAGAATATGCAGAACTTAAGCCTCTAATAAGAGAACTTGTTGACAGAGGAGCAGCTAATGCGTCTACTGTTGGAGACATGCTAGATATAGATAATCCAACGGGTGGGAAGTTTGACCGAACTATAACGGCTGTAAATGGAATCTCTGGATTTATGTTCCATCAAGGGGAAAGATTTAACAGACAAATTACAGCGATGGCTGCGTACAAACTAGCGTTGGATAAAGCTAAAGCAGATAGCAAACTAGAAACTGTAAGAAAACCTCCAAAAAAAGGTGCTACTAAAGAGCAGATTCGTAAATACGAAGCCTATTTGGAAAAAGTACACGCATTAGGTAGTAATTTTGTAAACGAGGTAATGCTTGACGTTGAACATACTAACAGTGGTGCGCTAATAGAAACAGCTCCTCAAATAGCTCAAGGTGATATTAGTAGCATACTTCTCATGTATAAGCGGTTCGGTATATCTATGGCTTATCTGCAAATGAAGATGGCTAAACAAGCTATACGAATGGGCAACTTTTCAGAACAAGAACAAAAAGACGCTAAAAAACAAATTGCTGGATTGTTCGGTATGTCTGGTTTATTGGCAGGAGCACAAGGGTTACCTCTTTATGGTGTGTTTGCTGGTGTAGCTAACTTATTCTTCTTAGACGACCAAGATGATGATTTTGACAGCATTGTAGCCGCTAACATTGGTGAAACTGCCTATTCAGGCATACTCAATGAAATTTTTGACGTAGATTTTGCGCCTCGTATTGGTATGACTAATTTAATATTTAGGTCATTGCCTAATAATGAGATAGATGATGGTCTTAGTTACGTTTTAGAAATGGCAGGTGGCCCACTTTACGGTATAGGGCAACGTATTTCACGTAGTAAAGGTTTAATGGACGAAGGTGAATACAGACGTGGGTTGGAAGGAATGTTACCCGCAGGTTTCTCAGGGCCACTAAAAAGCATCCGCTATGCTACTGAGGGTGCACGTACTCTACGAGGTGACCCAATTACAGAAGACCTATCAGCACGTTCTATTCTTGGGCAATTCCTTGGGTTTGCCCCTGCTGACTACACGAAACAGCTAGAAATAAACGCACGAGATAAACGTATAGACAGGAACATTAGTGAGAAAAGAACTAAGTTGTTACGTCAACGTTACATGGCTTTCCGTGAAGGGGACTTTACAGGAGTGCTTGACGCGGATAGGGATATCATGGAGTTCAACGCAAGAAACCCTGAAGTAAGGATTACAGGGTCTACGAAGAGCAGGTCGTTAAGACAACACCGCATAACCTCTCAGATAGCACGCAGACTAGGGGGTATAACGGTGAACCGACAACGTTTGAACGCTGTGGTGCGTAGGCGACTACAAGAACTAGGCGAAGACGACTTTTATGTAGGATAAAAAAATGCCCTCACATGGAGGGCAAAGTGTCTCTCTACGAGAACGATGTAGGCGCACTGTACCACAAACTTGCCACACCTGCACTACCTGCACTACCCGCATAATCATTGACTGTCTTAGCAAGGGAGACTTACTTGGGAGACTTTCAGCTTACGTTATACTCTCAGTAACTTCTTCAGACCAAGATAGTTTAAGTACGTGTGTTATTGGAAGTTTCAAGTTAGTGTTAGTTCCTAGCCTAAACTTCAAAGCTGTACCATTCATCTGCTCCATAATCGCCCTACGTGTAGAGCCGTAGTCTATCTTTCGGAGCAAACACCATTTCTTGAACGGCGCAGGTAACAAGTACACAGTGTTAGTGTCGAACTCATGTCGCCCTACAAACTTGTACATAGGTAATTGTTCGGGACTAATTAAGGTCTCCGTTTCTGGATCATACACTTCTCTATCGGTGCTTTTTATTCTAAGTATGCTGCGATTGTTGTCGGCCAAGTAAGCCGCTATCGTATCGTGAATATCTACTGTCATCTTCACCGTCTCATCACGAGCATGGCGTAGTTGCTTGCAAATCCAATCCTGCAAGTTATCTATGTTCAAACTGTGCAACCCTAGCCTACCTGCAATTAATAAGCCTGTAAGTACCCCTGCGGCTTGCCACAACCAAAATCTATTCTGGGCAGACAGCTCTGTTTGTTTTATAAGATGTTCTATTTTCTGTAACAATATCTTCTCTATTACATCCTTATTCTTTACTACATACTGGATGTACTTTTCACCTGCATGTCCATAGTTGTTTTCTAACAACATGTTAAGCTCAATACCTTCTCTTGTAGTGGCACTATCTTCTTTGAGCTTAACCATTGTCTCTGCTTCAAGTACTCGTTGAGTCTCTCCTTTTGGGCTTTCTCTAAACTCTGCGGATATTGTTTCTAATATACTAGTATTACCACTAGTTCCTACAAGAGTCCTCCAAGGATTTCCCCGGTAGCGTTCTTTGTTTATTTCACTAGAACCTCTTAGCCTGTTACGCTGCTTACCACCACTCACATCGTAAGCAAAACCACTTAGCTCTTTGCCTCCTTTATTAGATAGTTCGTCACAGTAAATAATAATATTTTTATAAGTTTCTGTTACCTTCCATATAGAAGCTATAGTGTCATCACCTTTCTGCACTACTAAAGTAGGGTCGCCCCACACAGAAGCCCCTGCAAATTGTCCAGTAGACTTACCAAAACCAGACTCGGCGCTTTTTAGATGGAATATACTTCCTGCTATCTTAGGCGCAAAAACCATAAGTGGTGCTGCAAACGAAAGCCCAAACATATACTGATGAGGTTCAAACCCAGCCCTATCAAAAAACTTTGGTATCTTTTTCCATTCTTCCAAACTCCCTTTCTTTTCAAAGTGCATGAAGTAATCTTCCGTTACAGAACTTGGGTAGTTAGGCTCTATGGAATTTTCATAAATTTCTCTGTCCCCTAAAATAAAAGACTTGTTGTTATCCGTCCAACCAAATTGGTCTGCTACCTGTATCTCTGGAAGCCCATTAACATCTTTGACTTGAGTTATCCAAGCAGCTACGTAGTGCATCAAATCCATAGGAGCTAATGTAAATATGTCGTTCTTGCTCATTTGTATCTTAAAAGATTCTGTGCTGATAAGTTTTTGAGCAGGGATCATAAACTCTCTAATCCCCTCTTGCTTTGTGTGATGCCTAAAAATATAAGCTGGCCCAACAATCTTATCGCGCAATCTTTTTACGATATAAAAGTCTGTGTCACATATCGGCTTTTCAAACTGATTACCTTCTTTATCCGTTTCCATTACCCCAATGCCTCCATCCCTAAGAGGAAAGTAAGGGTAAGGGTATTTTGGTAGGGTAGGTTGTTTTGGGTCTTCCTTCTCTATTACTTGTGTCTCGGTATCTTCCTGTACCTTTTTAAGTAGTCTGCGTCCTAAATCTTTCGGACTTCTTATCTTAGGGTTGTCCCTATGCACACAGTCTGCACAACCGTCAGGGTTATTCTGCTCGAAAGTAGTACAGTGGTGCGCCCACTTCAGCCCTGCGGCTACAGATTCGGTTTCTGATTTGCTGTACTTATCGTATTTATTAGAAATGACATGTATTGCTTTCGGGCCTTCTTCACACTCTTTAACCACAGAAAGAACATCAATCCATTGGTTGTAGCTAATTTCGTTTGGTTTCTCAACTGCCCGATGAATCTGTTGACATCCTTTGCCTGTGACACTTTTGTTTAAAATGTCAGCTAACGAATATGAGTAACGTTCCCCACCTCCAGAAGCAAGCTCCATGTCGCGCTTGTCCTCTTCGGAGTATTCTCTTTGTGGGAGAACTGGCATCAAGCTATCAGGAAGTTTGTCTTTAAACTCCTGTAAAGATGTTATGTAATCACTGCTGCTATATTTCTCAACAGGTAACGGTACGTTGCCCTTGTAGTTGTGCGTCCCTATCGGGCGTAATATTCTGGCAGCGTCTGCCGTAACTGCGGTGTCTGCCTTAAGCCCAAAATCACTGCAAGCGTTTTTTAATTGTTCGGCTACCGTAATCCATTCGTCACGACTACAAGGTTTATCCAATACCCAATAGACGTGCCAACCCCTCCCAGAATTAACTATAAGTGTAGGAGGAAGTTTATAACGTTTATAAAATGCTTTAAGTGCGTCTAACCCTTCGTTCCGAGTTGCGTAGTCTTTACCTTCACCACAATCTATATCAAGAAATAAAGTCTTTAATTGTTCGGCGTATTCAGCTTTCCGTTGTTTTTCTTTAAACGTACTAACTGCAAAGTATGCTTCATTACCCGCTGCATCTATTTGTTTAACACTCTGTACAACATCTTCTATTGATTCTTTAAATTCTTGTGTAACCTGTTTGTTTTCTTTGATACAAACTGTGCAGTAAAAACCCTCATCACCCAGAACAGTCTTTAAAAACTGTTCAGTATCCATATTAAAGTACACATCGTAGAGATGGAGCGCCCATGCAGACGCTCCGTATGGTTATTGTTACCCATCAAAATCATCTAATTCGTCAAGAAGTTTTGATAGATCGTCTTCGGAAGATGGCTCTGCTTTCTTCTTTGTTCTAACTTTAGGTTCTTCCACAGGTTCCTCCACAGGTTCTTTAGCTTGTGGTTTTTCTGCGGTATCAAAGATAGAGTCAATATCATCTTTCGGAGCTGCATCGTTTTTCGTAAAACCTTCTTGCGCTGAAAACGGAGAAGGAGGAACAAATTCTTTAAACTTAATAACTTGTACTCCACGTAAACGTAACGACACCCCACTACCTTGATAGTTGTAGGGGACTAGTTCTACATACAAGTTGACAGTACTACCCGTTGTCAACTGGAACCCATCCTCTAGCTTTGTATTTTCTGAGTCATAATGTTTAGGAGGATCGGTAGGTGTGTCACTAAACATAGCAGGTAGTTTTGCCTTGCCAATAAAAGCCACAGTGTCACCATCTACTTTCTCAAAAGGCACTTTAAACTTCGGCCAATTATCTTCTTTCGCTTCGTTATACGCTTTAAGCATGGCAGCTCCCAACTCTTTAGCTTGAGAAGTATCCATCTTAAATTTAACGTGGTAGTCAGCACCTTTCGCTCCTGCCTCACATGGGACACTACTGCCTTTCCCTTGGTTGGCACTCTGATCGTAGCGATACGGTTTATCTAATCGTGGATAAAGAGCTTCCACATTGTTAATCATGTAAGTTTGTCTTTCCATAATTTCGCTCTCGTTAAAGGTTAAAAAATATTTTCGCGTTTTATCAATTACCAGTTTTGTAAACTCCTTCTCCTGTCACTACGCCAAAAACGTTATCGACATCCTGATGTAGTTCTTTATGAGGTTTTATGTTCAATTCAACAAGCGCCTTAGTATTTGCATCTTTTTGTAGATACGCAACTAAAGACAGTTCTTCTTTTTCTAACGCACGTTTTGGTGCAAATATAAGTTTCGGTAAATGTGTAGTGTTATCAAAACTTATATTTGTTATTACAGATGCTAAAGGACATTGATGTGTGTTCAAGTAGTTAGCGTATCCCTGCATAGACATACGCTTCTGATCGCGCCCAAACACACTTACACCAGATAAGTCTAATTGATAAACATCTTGGAGAGTTATCCGTCCATCAGAATCAACCAACATCACTGCAATACGTTGCCGATATTTACATGCCCTTGAACTTTGACCCCCGCTACCCTTTATGTTTTGTGTGCAATCAAAACAAGTGGGGTTCTGACGATTCCCTTCGGGCACATCAGGACAGGGAGTGCCAGTGCGTACATCTGCACTCCAACATGTAGGTTGGCTACCAACACCACTACGGTATTCGCCCTTGTAAAACAAACGAGATATAGCTCCTGTCTTCACAATAACTACATCTAGTTCCTGCTGTGTTAGTTGGGCAACTTCTACACCATCCACAATCTTACGAAACACTTTATCACGAACAGATAGTTTGTTCGTTTTTGGAGTATCGTCTTGTGTAGGTTTTGTTTCTCCATCTAGTTGAGACAATAAGTCTTTATAGCTATCAGGCATGTCGTCTAAGTTATTTGTATCTGTCATTAGACTGCCTTATAAATCCTCATTTATTTCTCTAACCATTTCAGAGAGTTCCGAAACAGGAGTTGTATCTTCAGTAGACACATCCTCCTCTGTACCTTCGTCACGCAAAGATGCCTCAACATCTTTTAAACAGAAACGATAAGTGCTACCTGCTTTGATGTAAGTGTTACGTGGAATGTAACCTCTTTTCACCCATTGACGCACTGTAGATATTTTGACACCTACATGTGCGGCAAGTTCATCTAAAGTTACGTATGACGCTTCTTGCATTTATTTCTTCCTCCGAACAGTAATTGTGTATTCCGATTCGGCGTTTAGGTTTGGTGGTAATTTCTCAGGGTTTTCCTCCAAAAAGGATTTCATATTACCCTGATGGATACGCCTCTCAAGTAAATCAGTAGCTTCGTTCTCTACGATAAACTTACCCATGCTCTCCCAATCAGAAGTCCAATACTTTGTTTTGACTGAACGATAAAAACTACCGCACTCAAAAGACATAGACTTAGCGCCTGTCTTCTGACAGTGCTCATCTAAAGCTGCCTTAAACGCCTTGAGTTTGGTATCCAGAGTTTCTAACTTGCCGTTAAGTTCGTTAGTAATCTCCGCTTTTTTATCACGAATTTTGATACACGCTTCGACCAAACGTTCCAATCCAACTTCTTCAGCTTGGGTCATAGCGTGCGGTTCCTCATTACTTTGCTTTGCCATACATCGTCCTCTTTATTATATTTTGGTTAAGCAAAGTGATTATATGGGCATTGTTTTTATATTTCAAGTAGTTCATTGTATAAATCTATTATTTTTGTATGCACATCTATTCTTTCGTCAAGTAGTTTGTATACTCTCTTCTCTACTGGTGCTCCCTGTAGCTGCACCACAGTACAAGGATGATGCTGTCCTGACCGATGTACTCGTGCATTAGCCTGTGCATACGTCTCTAATGAGGCCACTGGCCCCCACCAAACAACAGTATTAGCTGCGGTTAGGGTGACACCATGCGCTGCGGCTTGGGGTTGAATTATCAATACTCTGGGGTTGTCTGTAGTTTGGAAATTACGGAACAGCTCCGTGCGCTTAGAAACGCTAACGTCTCCCCGGATAATGCCATTAGTTATTTTGTCAGCAAGAAGTTTCTCAGAGAGTATATCAATGACATGTTTGAACGGGACAAAGATCAACACCTTTTGACTAGACTCATCAATAGCTTCCTTCAATACTTTGTATCGGTTCTTTATATCAAACTCTACCGTCTCGCCACTGTCGGCATAGACTGCGCCGCAAGATATTTGTAACAGCTTGTTCATGGTAACGGCTGCGTTTGTTGCTGTAACTTGTTCCCCTGCTGCCATCGTTAGCATGTGAGAACGAATAGCTTTGTAATATTTTTTCTGTTGTGCCGTAAGAGCTACTTCTCGTTTAACGTATGTAAGTTCAGGCAAATCTAAACATTGTTCTTTGGTGTACCTGATGGCGGGTTGCAAAACTGCGTGTACTGTGGGTATTGCGGTGGCTTTTGGAACCCATTTAAACTGAGTTACTTTGTGCATAACCATCTCACGAAACGCACTAAAAGAACGTGGCACTGCCAAAGGGTTTAACATTTTAGCTAAACCAAACGCATCTAATGGCGATTGTGCTGCTGGCGTACCTGTCATCATCCATACCCATGTCTCTGGTTTCATTATTCTGTTAAGTGTTTTCCATCGCTTGGACTGTGCATTTTTGTAATGGGTAGCTTCATCTACGATAATCAAATCGTAATCGGCCATCTTGATATGTTCTTCTACAATCTCTACACCATCGTAGTTTATTATCATAAACTCTGCGTCACCCATTATTATCTTACGGCGTTTGTCTTTAGGGCCATGCGCTATGTCTACTGTACGGTGCATAGCAAACTTAAACAGGTCAGCACGCCAAGCCGAATCCATTATAGATAGGGGACATATAATAAGTACTTTCTTGATTACTTGTTCTTTCATTAAGAAGTCTGCTGCCCATATTGCAGAGGCAGTTTTCCCAGTGCCCTGTTCGTTAAAACAAAAAGCACGAGGGTTCATAGTAAGGAAAGAACTTGTGGTCTTTTGGTGGTCAAAAGGTTTTAGATGCCCTGTCCATTTATACTTGCCCAGTATGGGAGACGGTACATCTTTTATGTTTAGGTTACGGAGGACACGAGCTTCGTCTACGCCCCACCGCACCAATACTTCGTTGTTACCTAATGATTTACTAGTTGGTATGGCGGTCGTAATTCTTTGAGGGTCACGCACCTTCAGGCGTAGCCCCCTGTTCTCAACTACTTGCATCGTTACTCCGAGATGTTATTTAGATTTTTTCTTCGCGGTCTTTTTCTTTTTATAATTTCGAGACCGATTCTTACTTTTGCTTTCTATCTTAACGCCGTCTTTGTTAGTGCCACCCTTACTTAAAGCCTTCTTGTGACTAACATCTTTACCTTCACGTTTGTCGGCTTTACCGTTTTTGTTTTTATCCGCACCTGTCTTGTCTATCTTACGTCTAGCACGTTGCCGCTCCATGCGATTAGCATGTTCACCTCGTGCTTTCTGTTGTTGATATTCTTTTTTATAAGGACGTTTCTTTTTCGTATACGGCATAGTTAACGTCTCCCGTTGTGTGGACATTCTAGTATGACACAATGAGCCTTACATAATCCAGTAGGTCTTGGATTCCATACATCATTTTCAAAAGTTTTTTCTAATGTTCCATAACTAATCAACCACTTACGCCACAATTTAGTTTGGTCTTCTCTTGTGTATGTTTCTTTAATTAACTTATTACATACTGTAAATAGCAACCCTGACTTGACAACTTCTATCTCAGGGAAGTGTCTAAAAACGCACAAAGCCATGAGTTCCAATTGCCCTTTATCAGCGTACCTTGTGGACTTACTTGTCTTGTAGTCGAATACTCGTGCTACTTTATTTTCTTTATCAAGGATTATTAAATCAGCTACACCTCTGTACCACACATCTTTAGCAAAAAACTCACAAGGTTCTAAGTTAGAAGTTATGCCCATTCTGTACTCACATAACTTTTCTCCATCCATTGCTGATAACTTATCCAACATAGATTGCGCGTAAGAAAATCTAGGGTCAAGTTCAGGTACAACTTTACTGACGTAATCTTCTGCTGCTTTATGGAATTCATTACCATAAGACATTGCTTCCGACTGAGATTCTTTATAGTCCTTTAAAACTTTTAAGTGATGGTATTTCTTCGGGCATTGCTCAAAAGATTTTAAGCTGCTGAAAGACCATGCAGGTTTGGTGTCCATTCAATACAGTCCCCATAGTTCTTCCCAGTTTCCACATCCCCACGGACGGGAAGGCCAAGTGCCCATTCGGGTACAAAAGCCATACAGGAATTAATGTAGTTACAAGCCTCTTCAACTTGTTCGTCAGATACACAGCATACCACGGAATCATGTACTGTTAGCAACACCTTGTATTTCTTTTGTATCTCCAACATTTGCTCTGCCATTACACAACGCGCAATAGCCTGACATACATTTTCTATTACCTTACCGCCGTAAATTTTAATGTAACCTTGCCTTGTCTTATACATAAACTGTGGTCGTCCTTCGTCATCATGCTCTATCTTCAAATTGTTGTAGTACATATTTAGACCTGACGGTAACTGGATTGCATTATCTCTGGGTATTATCTTTAACACATTAGCTCTACCTAAAGCGTATCTCTGGTCGCGGTGCATCCCAGTTAGTGCATCCCCTGCATTTCGCCACAACCCTGTGATCTTACTATTGGTATCCCGATATACCTTTATAATCCTGCGACATTCTTCCTCACCAACTTCTACACCTAAAGTTTTGAGCTGATCCCGAAAGCGTACTGCGCCCATGCCATACCCTGCTCCGAGTATCGTAGTCTTACCAATAAAACGTTGGTCGGCTGAAACATCCTCTACAGGAATATTGTATATGGTGCTTGCCATCTTCTTGTAAACATCTTCGTCACGTTCAAAAGCTTGTACCAGATTGTTTTGTTCTGCTAACCATGCGAGAACCCTAGCCTCTATCTGAGCAGAATCGGCTTGGATAATTGTGTGACCTTCTGGAGCGCACATAGATGATTTAAGTATCTTAGCGTTAGGCCCACGAGAGGGGAGGTTTTGTAAGTTTACTTTGTCAGAGCCACCCCATCTTCCAGTGTGCGCTGCATAGTAGCGGATAGGTACAGGTAGTTGTTTACCACGAGTGGATATATCTAAGAACCTTTCTGTTCTTGTTTCCTCTAAAGTGCTCTTTAAACCAAGCCTTGCTGTTACCAGCGTTTGTACTCTTATGTCCTCATGTTCTTGTAGGGCTTTAAACTCTTCGTCTGTTTTCGCAAACGCATAAGTTTCTTTCCCAGTTCTAGGACTTACTTTCATTGGTGGGGTAACTCCAACCTCTTCTAATAGTTCAGCAAACTTATTGTTAGACATCAGGTTTTCTCGTTCTACTCCACTCTCTGTAAGAAGTTGTTCTTTCTGTGCTTTAAGATTGTCCAAGTGCTGGTCTAGCTTACCCACGTCTAACACTAATTGAGGTTCGATAAACATACGTAGGGTCATATCTATCACCTTAAGTTCCATCTTCGGGAACATGCGTTTGTTCATAAATATAGAAAACAATTTATGCGTAAGTTCCACGTCATTGATACAGTAGTCACCATACTCTGCTAGTTCTTGTTCGTTGAAGTCGCTTCTTCTTTTTCCTTCGGCTTTGATAACTTCGTCTCCCTTCTGTCCGATACCATACATTTCAGACAATGATTTAAGAGATGCAGAGGTGTCGACACCATGAAGTGCACGAGCCATACTAAGCGTGTCAAAATAGAGCTTACAACGTATGCCAAAAAGCCAATGCAAAATAGCACCATCGAACAGAGTGTTATGAGCCAGAACAGCAGCGTTTCCCCAATCATAGTTATCTCCTAAATAAGTTTTCAAATCTTCATAGTTACCACTGAGCCAATCAGTCTTTCCGTTATTAACTTTTACAGCAACGCCAATGACTTCAAAGTCAGAGCTACGCACGTACTGTTCAGTGGTAAGTTTCTTAAAGCCAAAAGCCTTACTGTAATAAGTTTCAAAATCTATCGTTATTATATCCACTACAAAAGCCCCATCTTAATTAGCTCCTGCCGATTCGCTTCATGAGCTGCTTTAATTTCTTTTTTATTCTGCCCATGATAGGCAACGGCGAGTTTGTTTTTGATAAGTAGTTTTGTAATAAGTCCCTTTCGCGTTTTAATCTCGCCCAACCATCTTCCAAATTTTCCTTTCTCTTTCGTTCGGAGGATGTATGTCTCCCCGACTTTGCAATGTTCTTGGACGAACTTCTTTGCAAGAAGACCATGTGCTTTCTCCTGTTTATTTCGTGTACGAGATTCCGGTGCGTCAACTCCAAACAAACGAATGTTAACCCCCCTGCCACTGTCACCGCGCAGAGTAACGCCGAAACCCAAATCAATGTCGACACGTAGTCCATCACCGTCAGTAATAGATCGAATAGTGCAGCTATATTCATACAACATGTTCCTCTCCTATTCTAAATGTGCAAGATGATTAGCAACTCTTGTGGGTGTACAACGGTGAGTAGTGATCTTCTCCATCTCTTTATCCCGCGCCCACTTGTTAAACTTGTTCCTTACTTCTGTACGAGAGGGGCCGTACCAAATTAATTTACTATCCCCCGACCCAAGTTCCAATCGCCAAAAATCTTCACTCACTTTTTTTATCAACATCGTTTTCTCCTTCTTTATATATGACTGTTTCTCGTAGTATCGCTTTCTCAAAGTAATGGCATTTTAAACAGTACCAGCCAACGCGCTGTCGTATTTCCATGTTAAGTACTTGCTCAGAGATAGCGTGGCATTGAGGACAAACATTAGTACTCAGGTCATCCATCTCCTTTTTTGTCCTCCACTTGTTCCTCCTCTAATATAACAATCACTCTCTCAAGCAAACTAAGAAAGTGCTCAATGTGTTTAGGGTTCGTGTCATGATCATCAAGTTTTATAGTAATTTCCATTAGTGTAGTACCTGCGAATCATTATCTGGATCACCAAAGTTTTCCCATGCACTTGCCACCATAGCGTCAAACTCTTCTCGCCCAAACGCCCCTAGCCTAAACAACTCAGACACATTAGCCATCAACCCACCGCAAACCGCTAATGGATTTGCCCCTGCGTCTAAATGCTTCTGTATTAATTTCTCGCAGTCATCACTCACTGCTTCAATGTTTTTATTAAACGATTCCATATCCCACATCTTTCGATTTTGCGTCATTTGCTTTCTCCTTTAAAAGTAGAACACGCTTCATCTGCTGCACGCTCTGCAATCTCTTCATCAATCTCCCATTGCTCTACGAACTCAGGGTCTTGTCTGTCTAAGTACCTATCAAGATCAACCATTACTGGGTCTCGATTCATTTCTTATCCTCCTTCGTAGTTATTACTGGCTTAAGCAATCCTTCGCGTTTAACAACTTCATAATCTTTATGTACTGTACCATATTTAGCATCTCCTCTTGCGTGCTCTCCAATCCATACAGTCTCTCCGGTCTTCTTGTAGGTACGGTAATGCCCTCGCACTGTATGTTCTGCCGTACCAAATTTGCGCGTGCGTACCTTCGTCTTGTTGAACAGTTTGATTGCTTTGTCTTGCGGCACGTTAAGCGTAATCACTTTAAACTGTTGTCCCTTGTTAATGTTCTCAGCTACAGACTTAGTGCCTCTTGCTGTAGTACCTTCTTCCTCTATTACTGCCCACGGTTGATTAATCAAAGAAATAATATTAGTTAACGTAGTGAACCAACCAATCGCACATTGGCTTATTACAGGGTGATTTTGAGTATACTCGTGTGAAAAACCTGTGGTAGCTGAGAAATTTTCTAAAGGTCTTTGTATCACTCCACCGGAAGCGGTGTCTTGATCAACATAAGCTAAATTTGAAAGCATGGTAATTTCATCTGGAGATAGCGCCTTTGAATATGGGTCTCCAACTTCTAAGTTTGGCATACCGGATGAAGCGGCTAACATTATATCTCCAGTAGTTTGTGCAAATGAAAACCTTTCGGGGATACTGGCGATATGACTAAAGTGGTGCATAAATGGCGCAAACATATAGGCACACCAAAATTCTCTATCTGGGTAATCGGGGTTAGTAGGAATATGCTCATGTGTGTAAGTTTGCTCGTGGAAAGCAAGATTGAAAAGGTTCATACCTTCCTGATAAGTTTCGTAGATATGGGAGTTATTTTTGGCGTAGTTATCTTCCCATGCTGTTCCCCAACCTTCCTTGTGCGGTATTCCATGCTTGAGTTGCCCAAACCAATCGTAAGTATAACCCATGACGGTTTCTCTTTTCTTCTCTCTGTGTTCAGTCTTGTTACCGTCAACTATTCTACTAGCTTCCTGTATCCAAACTCCTTGTATGCGAGGTTCAAACTCACCCTTCACTTTACCTAACTTGCTGAGAAGATAAGCGTTGTCCCATTCGACAAACATAGCCTTGTGTGGAGGATGCGAATTAAAAAAGTTATTAGTAAATACCCTTCGTGAGTTCCTACGCATAGTAGGAATAATTATATCCAGAGCTTCATTTTTGATTTTGTAATGCACTGTTGAAGGGGATGCAAGTTTTTTAGCGTCTGCTACTTTCGCTTTTGTAACCCATTTTCTAAGTCCTTTATCAGCTATGTCCATAACGTATCCATTGTGTCGCCTTATAGGACGTTGCCAATTGTGGATAATTTGTGAACGTAACTCTCCTAGTTCCACAGGTTCTTCTGGGCTTAGTCGTACCAAGTTACGCATTGCCTCATCATTAATACTTAAGTCGCCTGTATCAGTATTATGTATTCCTTGGACTAAGTACTCGCCCTTCAATATCTCATTTATTGTTTTTACAAACTTTTCATAGTTAAAGTTCATCAGTTATACCCCCTATGTTTTCGGCATAGAAATAAACATGAATCTTTTTAGCCATGCCGTTACCTACTAACATGGTGGTCTTACCAATGAACTCTTCTTTATCTGGGACACTTGCTACTGGAACCTGTTCGTGTTCTTCGTGTGCTACGTCAACAACTTGTTTGACAGAGTTAACCTTAACGCTGCCTTCCAGACTAGTTACGGACACTTTATGTTTGTTGAGGAAATCTAACAGTTCAGGTTTAGCTGTCGGCACTTCGTGTAATGCACAATCCATACCTGCTCGTTTCTTTGTCTTACGAGCATCGGCTTGCGTACCTGCCCAATGCCCTTGTCCAGTGGTATATAGTTTCATCATCGTTCTCCTAATAATTATTAAAGTGCGTGGTCTGTAGGTGACACTTACTCCACCTAATCGGAGCAAATAGTTTACACAGACCACGACTAACCGTAGCGTGGTTTCTCCGGTGCATACTTCCAAGATGAGGATGACTCATACCCACAAAATCAAGGAGTAAAAGCCCAAACATCGGAATATACACTGAGGGTGTTTTTCATGAACGACCCACCGCCCTCTGGGATCGGGGGGAAAGGGAAAAATCGACTAAAAACCTTATCCCCCTTACCAACAAACTTACTATTCCAAATCTAATATAAGTTGTTGCCACGACTGTCTGCGCGGCCCATCATGTTCTCTTGTTCTCAGTACTTCTTCTACAGACTCCACGTTATCTTCATTGACGACCCACGCTACACCACCCGCACCGTTAATGTTCTCTAGCTCACGTTGTTGTAGTGCAGTTGGTTTGTTCTTACCTGCCTTACATTCTATTCCGTAAAACATACCATCAAAACAAACAACAATATCGGGGACACCTGACCTCCCATATCCACCTGTTGCGGGAAAGAAATAGTACACTTCTTCGTCCATGTTTTTTAATATGTTCACAACTCTTTGTTTAACTTTCTTCTCAGGGGTCATTGCCATCGCTTCCTCCTACGCATACCCAAAATTCAGTGCGGCTCATCCTCTTACCAACATGAGGAATGTCTTCAGTAGGTGGGGTGTAACTCTTTAAAAACAAGACCGCTAGTTTTCTTTGTAACCACTTAGGGAGTTCTTCCACTGGCAATACACAGTGCTTAGTAAGATAGTCCCATCGTGTAGTGTCACGCCCCACTTTCTCTACAACAACTTTATCGCTTAAGCTGTTATCTCTACACACCAATACCTCTATTTTAAATAGATCAGTTTGTCTCACTAAATAGCTCCTCAATTTCTCCCTTGTCTAAAGCAACACAGAACAAGGATACTTCGTGGGCGTGTTCTCCTACTTTAGCTCCCACACCGGACAAGTATTCCCATCTATCTGATATGTCCGTTAGTTGTTCTCCGTTGATCTCCACTGCTGCTATCTTACCCTTCACGCTATGGGGCATTTCATAAGGACTAGTGAAAGCTTTCAGTTTGCTAGGAACGTGTGTGTTGTACCCAAAGGTGTGACGCGCAGTTTCAAAGGCTGCCATAAAACAATACACAGGACTCTGCTCCGTCATCTGCATGACGTACACTGGCTGTAAGTTAGCTGTCTCTTCGTAATCTTCTTGTAAAGTTTTGGCTCGTGCAAGGTACTCTATTGCTTTGTCCTTCGCATGTACTGTTTCTACAAGTTGTTCTGAAGAATCACCACTAATAATCCGGGCCAAAGAGTTTACGAACGGCAGTGCTTTCTCTACAGTATAAGCCTTGCCCTTTAACCCTTCATAGTCACTGAGTGTGGTATCATGCCTCAAGTCGAATATAAACTGACGCGCCAACTCTATGTAATCACCCAAGTCACGTTCCAACATCTTCTGTGCATAACCTGCTAAATCATTTCGGTGGAAGAGCACCTTCTGCATGTGTATGAAGGTGATATGAGGAAGCCCCATGACTAGCTTGATTGCTTTGTTCATATCATTAGTCTGAGTTGAACGTCTCTCAAACAGATGATAGGGGCTAGGGCATTCTGGAAGTGCTCTTTCCTTACGGATAAAAGGGGAAGCCACGTAGTACCTCAAAGTGGGTGTACCCAGATCATTCTCTACAAAACTAGTACCCACAATAGCATTGTAAAAGGGCGCATCCTTGTGTCTTATGCACAGCTCAGTAAACCCACCACTCCAATCATCTATCGTTACATACTTACTTTGTTTGTGGTCGTTGGATACCAAGCACGTAGGTTCAATAACATGATTAGGTAACTTGTCCTTGAGTGCATAGTAAAGATCGGCAATGCCATCATCTCTACCCATGTTAGCTCTGAGCAACTGAAGTCCCTCTTCCTGAAACAACTTCCATATTCTGTTGTTATCAGGATTGAAGTACCCCAAGGTATGATGCGTGTCATACTTGAGTGCTTGCTCTTGCACAGAGTTCAGTTGATAACGTAAATCCAATTCATTCATCATCGTTCTCCTCAAATAGTTACATCAACTTTTTTGTTGTTAGTAGGAACTGCATTGGGATTGTTCAGGATGCCCCACAACACAGGACAGTCCCAAAGCCCATCACCCCATCCACCCCAGATGTAACCATCGGTTAACACAATTGCACCTTCGGGTTTGATGTTGTGTTGCTCCATGTAAAGAGGGATACAGTTGGGTGATGTACCGCCTCCGCCCTCCGCACCTTGCTGCATAGTTGTGTTAACTAGTTCTGATATAGGTGCGTGTCCTTGACCATAGACTTCATATCTACGGATCTCAGTGTCCCAGAACAAAAGGTGTACCTTGTTCACTGATACTGTCTCCAAGATGTTACGGACAATAGATAGGAACTTCGATAATACCTTCGCGTTGCAACAACTACCTGAAGTGTCAATCGCAACTAGTACATCCTTAAGACTGTCCTGTATTGCAGTGGGACGAATGATGTCCATGTGCAAGTACCGCTTGTTAGGTTTGCGGAACGTGGCATCTTCTCCAACACCGAACGTTGTCACCATCCACTCTTGCAAGATGGAATCCCACGGTATCTTCACAGCAACTAGATCAGCGATGTTCTGGTTCTTGGGTTTGCCAGACTTCTCGGCAGCAAGTAGACCCTGACGTATCGCCTCGGTAGTTTCATCATCCAAGTCCTTCTGTTCTTGCTCGGTCAGTTCTCTAAACTTCTCGACACCATGTTCATCAAAGCCACCGGAACCTTCACCGTCACCTTCCTTACCCCCCTGACCTCCTTGTCCTTCCTTGTACATATCTTCCCACACCTGTACTTCTGTCTTGCCCTTGTACTTGGCGTCATAGATGTGCGGTTCAGGCAACACAGCAAACTTGTCGTGTGCATTCTCTTCTGTGATCTGGATGTTGATCACCATGTCCCAAACTACATTGGACAGTTGTGAGTCTTTCTCCCACATCCACATAAGAGAGAGCATGTGCCGTCTGAATATGTGCGCCAATTCATGAACAATCACCCCACGAATTTCGGCATCGGTAAGTTTTGTTATGAACTCCCTGCCAAAGTAAACGTTACGTCCATCGGTGTATGCTGTGGGGAAATCATCAACGATTTTAAACTCCCCCAGTTGTGCTGTTCCTGCAAGACAACAATACCTATCGTCCTCAAGTACTTGGCACAGTCCTCGGTATAACCGATCTTCTTGTGTTATCTCTGCTAATGCAAACATCGTTAGTCTCCTTATGCCTTACCAAACAATATGACATTCTGCTCTGCCCACTTCTGATACTGCTCATTGCGTGCTAGCACCTTAGTGCCATGATAGCCTTTCACGTTAGCACCCATACCAAACACCGCTTGGTCTACCTTAGTGAACTCACCCGCACTTTCTCGCATGAGGTATTTCATCCACGGCGCGGCCAATTCTTTTCTCATGTTCTTGAGAGACTTCGCCATCAATAACGCACGAGCTGCACCACCATTGGGTATCTTGGCCGTCATGGGTGTGTTGATGATATCTTCCTCTGTGGGCAAGTCCTTCTGGAGAGAGAAGTAAGTCAACATGTCAGTCGCTGCTTTCGGCCCAACTACACCTGCCAATTGGCACTTGAGGTTATGTTTCAGACTCTTCTCAACATCATTAGAGAAGTGCCCCCCACTGACCGCATTAGCGATACGCTCGTCATATAGATAGAAGTAATCGGAAGCGTGCGCCATCGAACGGCCAGTGACGAAAGCAACAGGGGGTTCAGGGGTGCGGGGATCGTAGATTTCAGGATGCTCAGAGTTACCTTGATGGTCAAGGTTATGCTCCAAGAATGATTTGAATATGAAGCTATTGTCGTTAGCGTAGCCAATAACAAACTCGTGTATGGCATTAGGGATCGCCCACTGCAACCATTCCATTTTGGTAGGGACAGAGACAGTAGCAATACGACAGCGATTCCGACTGTGTGCTTGCAACACATCACCCAGACCTTCCGCTGCCATGTTAGTTGCCGCATACACAATGGACTTGTCCGACAGTTTCAATCCATTGGCAGTCTTACGCTCATACAGGACACGCAATATGGCATTGAAAGCAGAGCGCGGCATCTTACCGATCTCATCAAAGAAGATAACAACATCCTTACCCAGTTGCTCCAGATGCATACCAAGTTCTTCATGAGGTACTGTAGTAAACGTCTCTCCGGTATCTGAATACTTGATCATATAGAAGTCACCGGAATCGGACTTGGTAGTGCCATCAATGTAGATAAACACATGGTCTTTCAGTGCAGGTTTTTGCTTGAGCAAGTTCAGGGATTCAGTCTTACCCCATCCCATGCCGCCCTGCATGATGATAGTCCACTTGTGTCCTATATCCGCAATGTCGTCTACTAGTTGCGTCATAGGCACAGCAAAATCAAATAGTGTATTTTTATTAATACTCATAAAAGGTTCCTTAGTTAGTTAGTTAGAAGTTTAAAGTTGGTAGTTTCTTAAGTATCGCGTCCACTTGTTCTTTAGTATCAGCACGCAAGGTATCCGATGCTTTCAACTGCTCAGTGTTAACTGAGGACAACAAGTTTCTGAGATTAGATTGTAAATTTGAAATCTCCACGTCATTGTGGACGTTACATATATCTAGCTGATCGACTAGGTTCAGCACATTGGTTATCAAGGTTCCATGAAAGGATTTGCACTTCGTTCTAGGTTGCCGCTTCAAATCCTCATTGACCTCACGGTCAGTTAGTTGGTCAGAAACCCTGCCTATCTTCTCCACGAGTGCCTCCATCACCGTCTCAAGCGTACGTTTCATACGCATATTAGCTTTCTCTGTGTAAGTATCTTGCAGCTCTTGCAGGGTATCCGCTTCTAGCTCCCCACGAAAATCGGCTTCGATGGGTACGGGGTCTCGGTGGAAATCCCATGACAACTTATAGGCACGCAAGTCCTCCACAGTGGGATACTCATGCTCGTGATAGTCTGCGCCTAGTTCCAGTTGCGCGGCGGCCATCTGTGCAGGGTAGTCTTTTAGAAAGGCATCCTTGTGTCGTTCCATCTCGGTGAATACATCTAGCACACCATTGTATATATCAAGGATTTTCTCATTAGGGCACAGGAAGCGTCCTTGAGAGTAAGGGGGGCAGCTATTGCGAATAATAGTTCTCGCGTCATTGCCGAGTGAAACAATCGCTTTCAGGTGTGGACTGTTCACAAGTACTTTGTGTATGTCATGGCGACCTTCTTTCGCACCCCGCGCCTTGGAATACTCTGCCGCCGCACGTTTGTCTTTCCTGCGAAAAGAAGGTATATGCACCTCCACAGACACAAGCCTAGCACAAGCGGATAACCGCTCCATAGGACTCAGTGTCTCATTTACATTGTCATTATCCATCATAGTCTCCTCAAGTAATTAATTAGATTATGGATTATTACAGTTTGGTTTAGTTATATCAAGTTATTGGTACTATTCATGCTGCATCTTTTGCATTGTGCTGCAATACAAATCTTCCCAATCCTGCGCTAGTTTACGCGCCACTCTCCCATGATCATGCTCATGCTTTACTAGATACATGAGCTGTTCTTTGCTGAGTTTCTTAAGGGCAGCATCACTCATTCCAATAGAATCCCGAACCGGATCAGGATCGTCTGGTTCTAGTGTCGCTATGGAATGTCGAGAGTCAGGCAAGCGTCCGACATGAAGTACACGCATGTCAGGGTAGTGACGTTTCACAAATTCTTTTGCTGCATCTCGTGGGCCGTCAAAGTCAAACTTGTCTTGGTCGTACCTATCTACTACAAGTTCATCATCATCAGTGTCCCAGAATCCCTTATCCAATACCGCCCACTCTCTGGTAAATATTTCTTGACCCTCATGGTCACGATCAGAATAAGTGTCGTATCTAATTAGTAGAACAATCATTGAGAACCCTCCTCTCTAGGCAATCACCCAATCTGTGTACAAAATACAGGACTACATGACTGCCTGTTGAACCCCGCATTTTTTCCACTTGTGGGTTTAAGGCACGAGGGTAGTCGGTTTTAGTTTTGTTTTTCACCGGAAGAATCCTCCCTTGTTGTTGATACCACGCAGTTCAGCGGCGTTAGCTGGAACCATGTAGTTCGATTTATGAAGGGGTACTACTGTGTGCTTGCGCTGTCGTGCTTCTTTCTCTCCACAAGTTACACAAGTTGTGTACCCCAGTTCTGCTCGGCGGCGGTCATACAACACACCGCACACTGAGCATCCTTCTTCAGTTACTAGCTCTTGCTTCACACGTCCCATGCTTGCCCCTTGATGTCGTCTAGGAACAGGTCAGTAGAGGTGTCAGGGTCAGCGTCAAAGCCGAACCTTGTCTCGCTGTCGAATCTCTCAATCAATGCCGCGCCGCAAGTAGTGGTGATACGTACTACTGTGTCTAGCGTGCCATCATCAAGAAGGTCAACGTCAACTACATTACTTAAGTTATCCATTGATACTTTCCTCAGTTGGTGACTATCTAAATTAGATAATCGATTAGTAAAAGCGCACGTCCCTGTGCCGACACACAACCCATGTGACTATCTAAATTAGATAATCAAAATACAACAAGCTGCAATGCAACTCCAATTATTATATATGATAGCAAAGAACATAATAAATGTCAAGTAAAACAAAGAGTTACACATAAAAAAGTTTTAAGTGGAATTAAGCTATAAACAACTGCATGAAACAGCATGAAAGTGAAGTCTTAAGATGGCAAGAAGTTGTGGAGATATAAAAAGGTTACAAAAGTTACAAAAGTAACTTTTTTTTGGTGAAAAAATCCTTATAAAACAACTGTGTAACTTTTGTAACTTTTGTACCTTTTTAAACAATAGGTTTGGAGATTATGGCGCAGACACTCTCTTGACAACAAGTTTGAAATAACAGTGTTAAAAAAAGTTCAGACCTATTATTTATAAATAAAAAAGTTACAAAAGTTACATTACAGTTTAGTTAAGTAATTTATATATTAAAACAAACAAGATTAATTTGCCTTTCTACAAGAAACCCACGTCAAACTGCAAAAGACTGCTGTAACTTTTTCAAGGTTTCAAAAAGGTTACAAAAGTTACAAAAGTTACAAATGCATTTCTACGCAAAATTAGGGGTTTTTGCGGCAAGCCGAGGGAGAACTGGCGTCAGACCCCATTATCTAATTTAGATAGTCACATGCGTCAGGTCGAATTTTGTGGGGGGCAGCACAGCTTTGGGGGGCAAGGCAGCACGCCGAGCGGGAACTGGCATCTTTTTGGGCACAAAAAAAGGGAGACCTTTCGGCCTCCCTCTCACTGTCTTGCTAACTACTTTGGTTTCTTGTCTAACTCTTTCTGGAAATCCATTCCGGTTTTTATTACTGCGGTGGCGTTAAAGTAAGATGTTTCTGTTTTTACGTTATCCATAAATGCTGCCACTATTGTAGACATGTGCTGACTAGGCGTTACCGTATCAGGAGTAACAGGAGTATCAGGAGTATCAGGAGTATCAGGAGTATCAGGATTCTCAGGAGTATCCGATTCCATCCAATTGGGCTTCTTGATATTCCCGTCCTTTACTTCCCGCTTCCATTTTCGCTCAAGCGATCCGCGAAGATTACCCATCAATTTAGAGCGTACCGATAATAATGCGTTACGTTCATCTTTCTGGCGCTGCGTAGTCAAATCCTTGTGATCTCGCATCAAGAGTGCGCGTTTCTTTTCTGGCAATCCATCCGTTAATACCTGAGAAACGTGATCATAAAGGGGATTCTCGTTAGTGCGCGATCCCTTTTTGATGTGATCGGGCGTAATACCATCCGCAAATAGCGCCGCGACAAAATCTTTTTTGTCACATAAACTCTGATATGCACTACCAGCCCATTTCTTACCTGCACGTACTGCTTTTTTTCCTAAAGTTAAAATAACAGACATAGCTGTCTCCTAATGATTAAAGTTAAGTGTATCGCTCCCGTCACTGGGAACGGTTTCTATAGTCTCACAAACAAGTTACAGAGTCAAGTGATTTTGTATCTGATTGATTTTAATGAACTTTTTTTGAGTATTTTTGAGTCTATTCTGGTTTGACTATCTAATTTAGATAATGAGAAACGCCGTCTATTTTTTGCGTCACGCTGAAAAAAATTTGAACAAAAATCTTGGGGGCGCGACTTAGGCGGCACGCAGTTCGGGAACTGGTTTCTTTTGGGGGGCGAGCACATCCTTGTGCTCTGTA